GTCATCTTGGGCGCACCCTGTTTCCGTGGCAGGTTCATGCGTTGACTGGGGCGTTTGCTCATGATGATGATCTGCGGTTTACACATTCGAAGGCTTTAGTGTCGGCGGCGCGTCAGAACGGTAAGACGACTATGAACGCTGCGATTGTTGGGTGGGCGTTGTCGGAGTTGCCACGTATTTGGGGTCGACCGGTGCGGATCATGTCTTCGGCTCACGAGTTGGCGTTAGCGACTGAGGTGTTTGAGGAGCTGCGCGAAACGTTTGAACTGTGGGAGGAGTCTGAGCTGTGCAAGGTGACGTGGGCTTATGGCCGCCACCAGGTAAAAATGAAGGACGGGTCTGTTTACGCGGTGAAGTCTGCGACTGGTAAGAAGCACGGTGGTACTTGGGATCTGTTGCTGCTGGACGAGGTGTGGGCAATGTCCGAGGCAACCATTTTCGGCGCACTTTTGCCGTCACAGATTGCGGTGCCTTCTCCTCTGTGTTGGATGACTTCCACCGCCGGCGATGAATCATCTCGAGCGATGTCTAAGTTGCGGGAGCAGGGTCTTGGTTTGATTGACGCGGGCGAGCAGGGCGACCTGTACATGGCTGAGTGGTCGCTTCCGTCTGGCGTAGATCCGTTAGACCAGTCGTACTGGGGCTACCCCAACCCGAGCCTTGGTCGGACTATCACGGTCAAAGGTTTACAAGCGGCAGCTGCAGCACCCGACCGCAACCAGTTCCTTAGAGCGCACTGCAACCTTTGGGTGGCGGCAGCGTCATCTTGGCTACCGGTCGGATTGTGGAACCAGCGCGTCGCTGACGACTTGACCCATGACGGTGGGCCGTCCGTGCTGGCGGTCGACTCAGCAGTCGACGACTCAAAGTACGTCGCTGTGTGGGGACGCAAAAACACCAGCGGTGAAATCCTCGCAAGCATCAGGTTTACAACCGAGTCACTTCACGAGCTGTGGGAACAAATCGCCAAGGCGCTTGACACTGATCCGAAACTGACGCTGGCAATTACGCCGTCGCTAGCGGTACACACCCCAGAGAAGTACCTGCGCCGTAAACAGGAGTGGGGCTACGGCGAATTGCTCAAGTGGACTGGCATCTGTCGCTCGCTAATTGGTGAAGGAAAAATCAAGCACGACGGTGGCGAGATGCTGGCCGAGCACATTGCCCGCGCTGTCTTGGTTCGCGCTCAAAACACAATCGTCGTCTCGAGTCAGCGTTCCCCTGGCCCGATTGAAGCTTGTCGCTGTCTTATCGCCGCCACGGTCATGGTTAGCCGTCCCACGTCATCGGGTCGGGTGGCGTTTGGAGTTTCTGCGTGAGATACTTGCAAATGCAACAACCTTGTGCGAGACTCCAAGCACATGGGTATTTTCTCACGCAAGGTTGAAACCGCGCATTTTGCTAGCGCGCCTGTCAAGGCTGCCGCTGGATCTGCGTATGTAAACAACTTTCTCTATTACCAGACCGGTTCGGATGAGATACGTGCGCTATCGGTTCCGACGGTCAGCCGTAGCCGTGACCTCATCGCAGGCCTCATCGGTTCGCTCGAATTGAAGCACTATCAAAAAGTGTGGAACTCCGTCGACGAGGAATACACCGAGGTCTACCTGCCGCTCGAGCCGTGGATGGAACGACCAGATCCAAAAGTCACGCGCTCGTTCTTTTATGTAAACATCTTCAGCGACCTGTTCTTCTACGGTGTTGCTTACGCCTACATCACCCGACGCTACGCACCGCAGGGCGCAGGCCAGCAAGGTTTCCCTGCAGCGTTTACATGGTTGCCGGCTGCAAACGTTACAAGCGTCAAGCAAAGCGGCATCCCGCAGTATTACGGCCCAAGCGACGAGCTTGAGTTCAACGGCCAAGCCTTGGATGTAAACAACGTGGTGCAATTCATCAGCCCTATCGAGGGCATCTTGAAGATTGGCGCTCGCGCAATCAACACAAGCATTTACCTTGACCAAGCAGCTGACCGTTACGCACAACTTGAAACCGTGCCCGGCTACCTGCAACAAGTTGACGGCGAAGACCTATCTGGCGAAGACCTTGGGTCGCTCGCATCCGCGTGGGCTAACGCTCGTAAACAAAACGCTATCGGTGCGCTATCTCGCCAAGTCGAGTTCCGTGAGTACCGCCAAAACCCACAGGACGTCATTAGTGATCAGCGCAAGTATCAGGCTCTTGAAATGGCTCGCCTGTGCAACATTCCTGCTTATCTTGTCTCGGCTCCGACTGAGGGTGCGTCAATGACCTATCAAAACGCCCAGCAGGCCCGACAAGACCTGTACTTATTCGGCGCTCGTATCTACCTTGACGTTATTGAGCAAACCCTGTCAGCTGACAACATCCTTCCGCGTGGACGCTATGTCGAGTTCAACATGGAGGACTACGCAGCCGAAGTTGCCGAAGACACCCCAAGTCGCTCTAACGAAATGGAAGACGCATGATCCAGTTTGCTTCTATACCGGTCACCCTTGACGCCGCTGCAGGTGAGGAATCCGCCCGCACCATCACGGGCGTTGCTGTTCCTTGGGACACGCCTGCAACGGTGTCAAGCGGCGAATCTGTCATGTTTCGTCCTGGCGCGTTTGACGTAAACGCTAAAGCACCAAAGCTGATTGAGAACCACGACATGACGCAGCTGCGTGGCGTCGTTACAGAATTAGTCGAAGCCGAAGAAGGCCTGTTGTTTACAGCCAAGTTCGCTAACACTCGCGCCGCCGACGAAGCCATTGAGTTAGTCAAGGCTGGCGCATACGACTCGGTCAGCGTCGGCGCTATACCGGTCAAGTACAAGTTCGACAAGAACGGAACCATGGTCGTCTCCAAGGCGAACCTTGTGGAAATCAGTCTTGTTGCACAGCCAGCATTTGCTGACGCTGTGATTACAGAAATCGCTGCCTCACAACCTGAAGAGGATGAGGTTGTCGAACCCCAACCCGACATTCCTGAGGAGGAAACAATGTCACAAGAAACCCCAGCGGTTGAGGCTTCGGCTGAAATCGTTCCAACAGCACCAATTGTCTTTGCACAAGCTCGCAAAGAAGTAGTGCTCCCAACAGCAGCCGAATACATCACCAAGGTTCTTGCCGGCGGTGCAGAGTTCGCAGAGTTCAACTCACGCCTCCGCGCAGCAGCACCAGATGTTTTCACCAGCGACCTCGTAGGCCTGCTTCCAGAGCCCATTGTCCAGCCTGTCTATAACGGACTGATTGGTCGCAGAAATGTCATCGACGCAATTGGAGCACGTCAGGCACCCCGCGCAGGCAAGGTTTTCATTCGCCCTAAGGTCACGACTAACACCAGCATTTCGCAGGTCACGGAAAACAACAACAACATCCAAAGCGGAACCTTTGTTGTTACCGACAACCAAGTGACCAAGTTGCAGTTTGGTGGCTATGTCGAAGTGAGCCAGTTCTCAATCGACACAACATCGCCAGAAGTGCTTGGAATCCTTTTGGACGACATGACCCGCGTTTACGCAAAGCAGACCGAGACATACGTGGAAACACAGCTCGAAGCCGGCATTTCGGCAACACAGCCAGCGTTTGACGTGACAGATCCAGCAGCATGGGCAGACTTCATCTACGACTGCTCCGCTGCAATCTTGAACAACAGCTCACACTTGCCAACACACTTGTTCATGTCGCCATCCTTCTGGGCAGCACTCGGAAAGCTTGTTGACGATTCCAACCGTCCGTTGTTCCCACAAATCGGGCCAATGAACGCCTACGGCAACGTTTCACCTGGCTCACTCGTTGGAAACGCTTTCGGCTTGACCTGCGTTGTCACCCCATACAACAGCGACTTCCTTGCAGTCGGCAACGCTGACGGTTTTGAAATCTACGAAGACCTTCGTGGCGCACTGACCGTTGACGTTCCGAATCAGTTGTCTCGCACAGTGGCCTTCTACGGCTACCTTGCAACACTGATGATTGACGCAGCAAAGTTCGTCAAGATCGCCTAATCGCTGGTTACTAGGTAGGGAGAGGGTCTGAAATGGCAGTAGCAACAGTTACGCACCGTCGGCGCGCTGACAACCGCTGCGCCATTCAGACTCTCACCGATCTAGAAGTCCAAGTCGGCGACTCAGTCGTAATCGCGAACGTACACGCCAACTTTGACGGCACGTTTACAGTCATCTCGACTCAGCCTTACTATTTTCAAGGCTTAGACGATGAAGGCTATTTGCAATTTGACTACGACGACCCACGGCCTAATCAAATCATCTACGCCCACAACGGCGACGACCTCGATTACGAAGCTGCATCTGGCACAGCCACACACACAACAACAGTGACGTGGATTGTCGCTAACGACGTGCTTGCTTGGCTGGGGATTGACGTAGCGACTGCTAACGACACAACCTTCGTAACGACCTGTGTAAACGCCAGTAATGCCTGGTGTTATCGCAAGCGTCGCGAAGCCGGCTACATCGACTCCATGACGACGGTGCCCAGCGCCGATGTGAAACTTGGAACCGTTATGTATGCCGCCACGCTTTATCGTGAGCGTGGGTCGGTGGATTCGTTTGCTTCGTTTGACAGCATGGGTTCGTTTCCTGTGCCGTCGACGTTGGGTCGGATTATGCAGCTGCTTGGCTGTGGCAGGGCGCAGGTTGCGTAGTGCCGGCGTCTGGCATCCTCGTGGAGGCTGTTAACGCAGTTAAAACAGCGTTGACTGGGCTCGGCTTGAAGCCTGTTACTGACCCGCGCAACGCCCGTCCGCTTTCGGTGTTTATTGAGTTGCCGACCGTGTCGGCGTTTACATACAACGTGGGCGACATCACGCTCCGTTGCCGCATCTTGGCACCGCCACCTGGTAACCAAGACGCTGGCGACTATCTCATGACCATCGCTGATCAAATAATGAACTCGGCGATTGCCGTTACTGATTTGTCACCGGGTTCGGTGTCGGTCGGTGGGCAAGACCTTCCAACTTACGACCTCACAGTTCGTGTGGCCGTGAAACGCAACTAAAGGAGCCATCATGGCAACAACAACTTTCCTCGGAAACGCAACCGTAAACATCACCCAAGGTGCAACCACCTACGACGTGTCAGATCA